TTAGTGACCGACCATCCTTCTTGTAAGGCGTTATAAATAAAGGACATTTTTTGAAAAGTAACCATGTCTATTTTGTGTTCCTTATTGTCCTCTATATTTATGTGTAAATCCATTTTATAAAAAAACAGAAAAGTTAAATGATAATTAAACCAATTATCTAATCCACCCCTTTATTGTAGAAATAAATGTTATATTGAAATTACAAATTAAAAAGTATTATGATATTTTATAAAGAACTATGTCAAATGGATTTAAGCCTAAAACCACAAAAAAAATTAAGATAAACAAAAGAAGTGCTATTACTTTGGATGGAAAACACAGAGAATATTTGAATGAATTTATTAAAGACGACGTTGATAGAATTCCTGAATTAAAGCTAGAGCGTGATAATTTACAACAAAAGTCAACCGACCCAAATATTACGTTGTCTCTCGAAGAACGATTGGATATAAAGGATCGCCTAAAGGAAATCAACAAAACTATTAAAAATTGTCATCTCAAAAAAAAAGAGTATTTATTGGAAAATTCGAAACATATTTTTGATTATTTTGAAAACAAGAAGAATATTTCTAAAGGCGATGATATAATACCAACCTCTAAAAGTAAATTAGTAAATAACTTTTTCAAAATTAATAATGAAACTCAACCTGCATCATCTGCAAACAATATGAACACTCATAACATAGTGCAAAAATATTTGAGTAATATAGATGATACGTTTATCGACATCAATCAATATGTACAAACTTGTGATATATGTCAATATTGTCATGTCGGTGAGCTAATTCCGTTAGAAGACGATGGGGTATTAATATGCAATAAATGTTCTAGACATATTCCCTACTTGATTGAAAATGAGAAACCTTCTTATAAAGAGCCACCAAAGGAGGTTTGTTTTTATGCATACAAGAGAATTAATCACTTCAAGGAAATCATCGCGCAGTTTCAAGGAAAAGAGACTACTCAAATCCCGCCAGAAGTCATTGAGAATATTAAACTTCAAGTGAAAAAGGAGCGGACTACGATTGATCAGATTACAAATATAAAAACAAAGGAAATCTTAAAGAAATTGGGATACAATAAATATTATGAACACATACCATTCATCAAGGACAAGCTTGGTATAAAACCGCCAGTAATGTCCGCCGAATTTGAGGAAACCCTTTTTAATTTGTTCATGGAATTGCAGGCTCCTTACTCCAAGTTTTGCCCTGATGACCGCGTCAACTTTTTAAATTACTACTATACGGCATACAAACTTTGCGAGTTGTTGGGCGAGGCTCATTATCTTGAACACTTCCCTATGCTCAAAGATAGAGAGAAAAGAATTGACCAAGATAATATTTGGAAGAAGATTTGTCTAGAACTTGACTGGGAATTTATTCCAACCATTTAGACCTTTGAATAATTAGATAATAATTATATATTTGTATAAATTAATTATTATATAAAATTAATTTATTCTATCGTTATATTAATGGCTCCCGCAAATAAAACAAGAAAATCGCCTTCAGCAAGTGCAACCAAATTTGGCGTTGGTGTCAAGAAGCGCGGGAATGATGGAAATATGTGGCAAATCGTTCAAACTAAAACGGGTACAAAGCGATGGTTAAAGGTTGCGGGCAACGCGAAAAGTAAAAAGAATACCAAGGCGGTCAAGGTGGCAGCAGGACCTATACAAGACGACGACGCAATTCGAAACAAGAATAAAAAGTTGTATAAATTTTGGTTAGATTTGGCAAATTCCAAGCATGGTGTTTTTATTTACAAGGATAATAGTAATAAAATAATTAAAAAAAATCTTAGAGAAGAACAGGTAAAGGCCGAAACAGATGGAAATGTTGTAGCGATTTTGGATAGTGGGCCGAGTTTTGGTGCTTATGTTGCACTATCCAGAAAGGCTGGAGATAAAAGCGTGGAAGAAGTCATCAAAAATTATAAGAAATATTTTAACGAGGGAGCGTCCGGAAAAAGATTATTTTGTTAATAGGATGATCTTTATCTCAACGCCGACGGCGATACTTACGTGTTTTTTTACGCGCGACCTGTGTTCGCTTAATTGATTTGCGTCGTCTTATAGATGCTCGCTTACGACGAATTCGTTTCTTTCCACCAAGTTGGGTATTGTGACCCTCGTCATCGGTCTCTTCCTCATTATCTGTATCTCCGTAAGTTGGATATCTATCCATATCATATGATGCAGTGTATAACTCTGGGGTCATACCATCATTATTTTCATTCAATACATATAATATTCCATCAATATTTAAGCTCTCAAGCCCATAAACTTTTTTTATATTATTCAGATATCTAATATGGTCGTCTGTGAAGCCAACGCCTTTCAGACGTGTTTTCTCTCTTCGTGTATATGGGATTTTTGAACCACCTCGTTGTTTATACTTTCGTGTTTTCATTTGTTGTTCTTATAAATATAATATAACGTATTATATTTATTTGTTGAAATGTATATTCTGGTGGTGAGAGACATTTATAGGCCTCCAGGGAACCCGACCAAGTTGGCACCAATACCAAACCCGGCACCAGAGCGTGCAGTCACACCAATAACAGGAACATACGTATCTAGGATGCTAAAAGTGGCGGCAGCGGTTAACGCAATCATACCAATCTCCTCTAAATTCAAAGACCTCTTGGGGATGGCGTACGCGGCCAAAGCGACCATTAAACCTTCTACAAGGTATTTTATTATCCTCTTTACTAACTCGTTAATGTCGAAAACGCGGTTCATTATACTAAATAGATAGAAAAAAACAATAAATATATATAATAATTAAATCACTTAAAATTATGAATCTTACATACATTATAATGAGTCAATCCAAATTCGAAAGAAAACTACAATCTAACGGCAAGCCAAACCCTAAATATATTGACTTGCTAGAGGAGGACAAGCCCTTGGCTGGACAAAAATTTGTGTGCGTTTCATTTGTTTCGCCCGAAAAAATTCTCAAGCAAAAGGAGATTTTCTTCTTTGAAGAGTTCCTAAAGAAGTGGGATTTGAACAAGTCCATGGAGAAGTTTGTGCAATTTTTGAATTTTGCGTCATTCAAGTATAAGTTGACGTTTGACGATGTTATGAAGGACTTTCAAGATTTCATCACGGAAGAGAAGGATACTATTACTGCTTCCACGCTTACAGACGATTATAAAACGTTTGTAGATAAGAACGAGGAGGATTTGGAGAAGTCCTTCAGCATTGCGCACAATTTCCAGACTCATACAAGAGGTATTAAAATTCGCGGGTCATATCCTTCTATTGAGGAGGCAGAGCTAAGATGCAAGATGTTGCGCGAGATTGATCCCCATCACGATGTATATGTTGGCCCCGTTGGATTGTGGATGCCTTGGGAGCCTGAGGCCTACAAGACGGGTCGCGTGGAATACATGGAGGAGGAGTTGAACAAGTTGATGAGCGAAAAGAGCAAGAGCGAAGAGAACGCCAAGAATGCTTTTGAGCAACGTGTCAAGGAGACGAAGAAGAAGGCCATCGAGGACAACATTAAAAACGCTGAAAAGAGCGGCAACACTTTGACGCAAACGATTGATGATGCGGGAAACCTCATTGGCGTCGGGTTGGCGAATACCCAAGAGAAGACGCTTGCTGGTAAGGGTGGCGAAATTTCAGTTGCGGATATTCGTAGCGAGTTGTTTGAGGGCGAAAACATTATTGTTGGCAAGTCCGATAATGGACAAAGTCAGCTACTCAGTGGCCCGTTTGCGTCCAAGAAGAAGGATTAACGGGTGCGCGCTGATAATTTAATACCAAATAAATGAAATAATATATATATAATATTTTTATATATATAATGGCTGCATTTGGACAAATACGAGAAGGTGAATTAAGAACAGACCAATTAGAAATAGGAAAAGTATACAGAATGGAACAATATGTGAGATCCAATCCTGGTGCGCAACATCAGCTTATGGACCAAAGTTTAGTTAGGTTTAAGAAACGTTGGGGCGGTGGAGATATTTTTATGGAGTTTACCATAGTAGCTCGTGGCACCAGTGCTTTTACGTTAGGGCAGAATGTAGATATCAAGTCCAATACTAATCCAAGAGATAACTATTATTATAGATTTTTTCAAACCGCACAAGACAGAATTGTACCTCAGTTTGAACAACGGGCACTAGAAAGTGTATTTGAGAAAAAACTAGACCTAGGTAAGGCCGCAACATGGGGTCTTACGGATGGATGGTTTGCACCCAGTAAGAAATCAGGTGGAAGAAAATACAAAACCAGGCAAACCAAACTACGTAGGAAAAATAGAACTAGAAATAACCGCAGAATAACGCGTCGTAGAAGATAGATTTTGTTTAAGACATTTCCAACTCCTTTGAGGGTTGAGGTTTATTTTTGAATGCTTCTTTTCTTTTTGCAACAATAGCTTCAATCGTAATCAACATCTTGTACTGCTCTGTATAAAAATCGCCACTATACACGCCTCCACCATCAATCAAGTCTTGGTTAGCAAATAACGTCTGCACAATAATATCTTCGGTTTCAAACAAGACTTCAACCTCTCCTTTTCGCGCCTGGTTCTTAACTACCACAAAAAATATTCCAACTGCATTACCGGTTTTAGTTTTTAAATAATCAGAAAAGGCGTTAAAATATGTCAAAATCCCTCCATGTCCTACATTTTCTTCATAATCGACCATACCCATAATAGGATGCACATACAAATAAAACTTTTGTTGAGGCAACGCAAGTATCTTCTTGAATCGTTCAACACATCGCTGAAAATATTGACAATCCTTTTCCTTTCGAATATCATGATGTGACATGGCGAGTTTCATTCCATACGTTCCAATTTTATTTTCTGTGATCTCGGACATATATTCGGTTTCGTAGTATTTATTATAAACGACATTTTCATTACAAACATGGGTTTTAACATCGTCGCACAAATTAAATGTTTCACTTTGTTTCTCTAGATAATTCTCTACGCGCAAATACTCTGCAAAATCCGTCTCGATGCAATGAACCAACACGTCCAATTTCGATACAACCCAGTCAAACGGATAGGTTTCAAATTTTTGTCTCATCTCCTTGATGAGAGAAGCAGAGGTGCATCTATGCCCGACTGAAAATAAAATGGTCTTTTCTGCAAGTTTATTGTCAACAAGTCCATCATGCAAGTCGTCGCCCATATTTATAAATTAAATTACTTAAAATATGCGATTTTAACTAATTTATAATTATTACTTGTTTACAATATCTTTTTCATTAACCAAAATCCTGCTAAAGCTCCCAATATTTCTGCAATGGTATATAATATAAAATCCATTTGCGTGATTTTCTTTGATACCATAAATCCAAATGCAATAGCAGGATTAAATGCGCCTCCGGATATAGCCCCACCTAACAAAACGGCGATTGCGAGTGCTGCACCAATAGCTAAATAATTTCCGGTGGAAAATACTATAAATGAAAGCAATAAAGTTCCAAGAAATTCAACAAGATACTTGTTCATTTGCTATAATTATAGAAAATAAATATATTCAACAAAATACCATTACCATTTTGTTTTTTTCACGCTTATTTTCGGGCCCGCACCCTTTTTCTTACTATTTCCTGGGTCATACTTTTCTTCTTCGTCATCCGATTGCATGTCCTTTGAAAGTTCCCAAAACTCTTTAGACCCCAATTTAAAATCATTGTGCGAATCTGCCTTGTACCAAAAAACCTGATCTTGTAGTTTATTTGATTTTGCATTGTTGTTAATGACCAAACACTCGTAATTTTCTGTGCACTGGTCCATTACCTGACAGAACGATTCAAATGTGGGAAACATACCCGCATAGTTTTCAAAAATACGTTTGCGGTTTGCAATATATGGCTCACGCAAAATAAAGACATAATCAATATTTGTACGAAGGGCAGGCGGAATACCCAACGGATATTGCATAGTAATAATTAACATGACTTTCCAATGACGACCATTCATAAACAATAAGCGCATCATCTTGTCTCTCGACCATGTATTATCATACAAACAATCATCCAGGATGACAAATGTGCGTGGGTCTATCGTGCTACGCTTAAATGTTTCAACCTCTTTTTTGATTTGTTTTAAAACAGATCGCTGACGCTTTAGAATATTCTCAATAATTGCAGTGTTATATTCATTATGAATAAATAGTTTTGGTACCATTTTACTATAAAACCCGTTACCTTCTTCTGTTCCTGAAATTACTGTGCCGATAGGTATATCTTGGTGATAATATAGCAAGTCTCGAACTAAGAAACTCTTACCTGTATCACGACGTCCGATAAGAACCACAACAGGCCCCTTGCTTTCATTTGGTTTAAAACTTATACTTTTCATGTCAAATCTTTTTAATTCTAGTGTCATATCTTCTGTATATATAATTCATTTTAGAAAAAGTAGACGGAATTCTACGCAATCAATTACGCGATAAATTCATATTATGCATTCTATTTGCGTTGAATCCCTTCCACATTTTCTAAATGCGAAGTATATGAACGATATAGTCAACTACAAGAAGCGTAAAAATGCTGAATTATTCAAATCTTTAGAAAAATTCGATTTAGTTCAGACACAAAATTATATTCCAATTTATACTAAACTAATGACGTTAAATGAAACAAATTTTAATAGCGTGAATTTAAATCATACCTTGTATATTACTAATGTTATTAACAATATTGAGGGTAATCAAAATTTATACAAATGTTCAATCAAGAATTCCATCGATGACCAACTCAAATTGAAACCCAAAAATATGTTTTGTAAGATGGCTCCTTTATTGGACCCAATAAGGTATTTGATAGGTAAATACGACGTAACGGATAGCTCATTGATGAATTTGCCTTCCATAAATTCTACGTCTTCTGCTGTCAATTCAAAATTACTAGATGTGAATAATTCAGCCTACGTTGACAGCTTTTTCTCTCATTTAACCAGTCAATTGTTGTCTAAGCATGGCTTTATACATGGAATAGAGTTTTATGGTTCATTCTTGTCTATTAAAAAAAACTTTAAACTAAATGTCTTTGATGACTTGGATTATTTGATCAAGTCAGATTTTTTCAACAAGAATAAAAACGAACTCTTTCAAATTGAAGATTATAGTGCATTATTTGACGACGATACAAGTAAGAAGAACCTACCCGCTATTAAAATTGATGCAACTGGGAAAGATTGTAGTTTTTCAATTGAACCGATTGAAGATATACTTTTTAATGAAGTATTTGATACTTCTCAAACGGATGAGAATGTATTTGCATTAACAACAGATAATCTGAAGGAATTGAGTATGGAAACATTTGCACTTAATACGCTAAGTTCACATAATTCTGAGTCTGAGGGGTCCGAGAGCTCATCATGCTCTTCTAGAACAAGTCATACTAGAGAATCGGATAGTTGTGGCGATGAGAACTCTACCGATGAATGGACGGATGAAAATAGTGATGATGAAGAGGGCAATACAAGTGAAGATGAATGTATAAATGTGACATTTCCGAAATATCCCGTGCAAGTTATTTGCATGGAACAATGTCAAGATACGTTGGATAATCTCATGTTGAAAACTGACATGGATGAAATTCATTGGATGTCCGCATTAATGCAAATTATCATGACGTTAATTACTTATCAAAAGGTATTCGCATTTACGCATAATGATTTGCATACGAATAATATCATGTATGTGCCGACGGATAAGAAATTCATATATTATTGTTTTAAGAACAAGTATTATCGTGTTCCGACATTTGGTAAAATATTCAAAATCATCGATTTTGGACGAGGTATCTATAAATACGACGGAAAGCTTTTATGTAGCGATAGCTTTAGTTTTGGTGGCGACGCTGCGACCCAATACAATATTGAACCATACTTTAACGATAAAAAACCGCGATTGGAACCAAATTATAGTTTCGATTTATGCAGGTTGGCATGTTCCATGTTTGATTATTTGGTGGATGATATGGATAGTATAAAGGATTTAAGTAAATGTGATACTATAACCAGAATAATAGTTGAGTGGTGCTTGGATGACAATGGATTGAACGTCTTGTACAAGAATAATGGGGCGGATAGATATCCTGATTTCAAGTTATACAAAATGATTGCACGATGCGTGCATAAACATAATCCTCAGGCCCAATTGGAGCGCAAGGAGTTTAATGCGTTTACATTTCCCAAGAAACAAATCCCTGGAAATGAAAAGGTGATGAATATCGACGAATACCCGTCGTATGTGTGAACAAGTTATACGACTACAACCGGTGGAAATGTTTCCATTTTATCGGTGAGAGGTTTATAAAGTTGTGTCAACTCTTTTCTATATATAGAATGATGAGTACTAGTCTCTTTTCTAATTGGGTACAATTCTTTTATATCAGGCAGATTTAACGCAGAATTAAATAATGAAATATTGTCCCAAAACTTATCATAATTAACACAATAAATTTGATAGTTTCTTTGATTATTGGGCATAGTATAATTGTTGAAAAATTCGTCTAACTTCCACAAATCGATCATATTACCGATTAATGTTTCTAGTCCCCAATGTTCTGCATTTATATTGGTTAAATGATCTTTAGTTGTGTAATAATTATCATCACCATGTTTAACATAAAATCTACTATAAACAGCGTCGACTGGATTTCGATATATATATATTACTTTGATTTTATCCAATTGATTTAACTGATATAATTGTGTTTCACAAACGTCATTTATTTCAATATTATTAAACCATTCAGGAAATTCAGATGTACCAACTCGGGTTAATTTATTCGGCGGATTTCTACTATGGATATGAAACGTATTTCCAAAATTAGATAAATATGTTTGTAACATTTTAGAACCTGAACCACCAAAACTACAAACATAAAACGATTGGTCAGGGTCAAAGAAATTATTGGGAGTGTTTTTTACATATTTTGGCATTAAATCGGTAGGTATATTTTGCCACATTACACGACGTGCAAGCTCAATAGATGCTTTTTTTGCAAGCTCGGTATCAATAGATTTTTGTAAAATTTCCAAGTTTTGTATATTTGTATCTTTAGTCACTTTTATCATTTAATAAATATATTAATTAGTATTATTTATATATTTATTACACAAATCAATTGTTTTCTCCTATAATTATAATATTCCTTCATGTCGTCATATGGGTTTATTATTAGCCGACATGTAAATTCCGAAAAAACCAACAATTATTGGAATCATGCGGTAAGAAGTATACGACGATTTTATCCATTTAGAAAAATAGTCATTATTGACGACAATAGCAATCAAGATTACGTAAAGGCCGATTTCGAGTACAAAAATAT